CCCGTTTTACGGAGACGTTTCTGAAGATATATACCTATCCCTCTTTGAATGAAACCATTCATTAAGGGTTCAGTACATATCGGACGATCGGTCTTCGCATTCTTAGGGACGAAGCCAAGTATCGACCCACTTACCACGTTAAAAGGAACAAGATGTTCCGAATTAGGTGGGGTGGGTACACCTCCTCTGGAGATGTATGAAGCCCAGGAGGGACATGTTTCCATGACCTTCTGTGCAATCGACTTGGCATTACCCGTAAGGGTAAGCTCCGCGGTCAACTTGTCATAAACACTTGTTGTTTTAGACAAGCCAACGTTGTTGCCAGGGCCAAACTTTACTGGTAAATCATGTAAACTAGGAACGTCGCCCAATATTCGTGAAATTTTACGTATTGCTCCATAAGTTATGGAGTTTAGTACGGGATCCCGGAAATCCGGGTCCTCACGAGTCATGAAACGATCGTTCGTTAATTTACAATCCAGTTCAGATTGGATGAAGCTCTGCATCGCTTCCTTCTCAGTGTCATAAATACTGGGAAAGAATTCCGACTTAGAGAAAAGCTTTACGCACTGATAATCGAGACGAAATTTGTCAGGATTATCGTAGTCAAGGGGATTTAATTCCATCGAAAGATACTCTTCATATGAAGCGTATTTAAGACGGAGATAAACTCCAAGACTAACAGGTGAGTTAACTTCCTCTAGGAACGGATTAACGGCGCAGACGAGTTTGTCAAAAGACAAATCTCGACGAACGGGGTTAAACCCACGTTCAAGCAAATGTTTTGTTTGCTTCTTCATTATAGTGCTCCAAAGTGGATGTTAGTATCAGAACCCTACTTCGGGTTGAAATGTATCCTCGTCTCGGTCCACTGTACAATGATACTCTAAATAATAGAGATCAAGAGTACAGTGAGCTTTTGATGAGATATACAAATCAAACCTTAGTAGGATAATGATTGCTAAAAGCAGGCCAAAGAATTTCAAAAGAAATAACTTTGTCCAGCGAACACGGGGTTTCATAGAAACCAGCCCTTAATAAGGGTTATCCATGTCCTCCACAGAGCTAGACACGACCGAGTGCGCCAGCAAGTTGCTGACGTACGCGACCAGGTCTGCTCTTTCCGCGGCAGTGCTACGATCCGGG